ACGAGGACTGCAAGGAAATTGTTAATCATGGGTGTAGATCTGGTGTGTGCAGCCAACACATATATTATGGTGACACCATCGACTTCTTTACAAAGTATCCAGACGAGATTATGGGATTCATCAGGGATAACCTTGGTGTTGAAGTAATCAAGGATATCTTTAATGAGAATGACGGTAACCTAGATCTATACATGAATGATTTAACATGGACCTTCATTGAACTTGTAGCCATGCAGATTGTTGATGATTATGAAGATGCGGTAACAGATTTACCTGAATTAGCTTACGCATGACGTCAGTCATCGTACTAATATGTGTAACTATCTTGTTATATATCTTCTTAAAAAGTATAATCAATCATCCTTGAGTTAATATCAAGGACGCGAGTATAGTTTAATGGTAAAACTGTAGCCTTCCAAGCTACTGTTACCGGTTCGAATCCGGTTACTCGCTTAGGGATTCATTCCCTTACTGTTCACTTACTGTTTATTATGACAGCAACACCTAAGAAGCTCAATCCTAAACCTGTGAGAAATAATAACTCACAGTCACAACCAATTGTTGTTACTAAACAGCGTGACTTTACACATAAGGAACCTATCATAATTCCTTCACATCTAGATGAAGTACCAGTTATCAGTGCTTCATTCATACTGTTGAAGTAAAGGAAGTATGGGATGTTCACGTTAACCTGTTTAACCAAGTAAAGCCTCATGCTCTTAGTGCTCATGATTACGTTGTTAAGCGTTATCAGGAGTTAACAACTAATTGACTCTCTAAATAAAGCCTTCGGGCTTTTCTTAGGGACTCACACTCCCTTGTTCTTTGCCTGAGACTATGGACCATTACAAAAAGTATGAACTCACTATTAAAGTGAAGACTAATCATGATCCTCGTGAGGATTTATGGCGCATAGTCCAGCGTATCAAGGACTTAATGCCTGTCTTATCTATTGAGCATCACTTAATAGATGATAGGCCAACAAACGATGAGCATCATGGAGGATTACAAGATGATTCTCCCTGAACCTCACACTAAAGAATGGTTATTGCTTAATGCTGTATGTATGTGGCTTAAAGCATTTCCTGATCATGAATGGACACCACGTTATTTAGAATTAAAACATGAACTCTCAAACCCTACACAAATTCAAAAACGCGGACGTCCAGCGAAAAGACAAAGGAAGACGAAAGCCACAAGCAATACGTCAAGCCAAAGCAAGGACTCAAGCACTAATTAACAAACTAATTCACAGTCATGATGTTTAAGTATCTTATTACCTTAGAAAGTGGTAGACATGTTATCATCAATGCTGTTGATGACATGGACGCTTCTTACACTGCTTTAGATGAAGCAGCATGTATGGATGATTATCTTGTAAATGTGGAGCTTATCGATGCCTAAAAAGAAAAAGAAACCCTATCATCACAACAATGTAGAAGCAATTCAAGGTTGCCCTCATGAATGGTTCCAAGCAATTCCTTTTGATCAGTTCTTAGATTGGCGGGTAGATTATCATGAACTACCATCATCGGTAGCATGTATTATCCGTGAACAAAGCATAACAACTGGTAAAGTTAAAGAGTATGTTTACAAACAACACAAAGCTGCTCAAAAGAAAGTACGTAAAATCATGGACGAGGGTGATAGTATTATTACCTTTGCATTGGAAGATGAAGTACACTATTTAGAACCTATAGTAATGGAGTCGTATGATGACCCGCTCACTTGAAGAAATAATATCCTATGAGAAGCAGGCATTAGATCTGCTTCCATTAGATCACCCACATTATGAAGAGATTAAAGATCTCTTAACTGATCAAATAAACGACGAGATCAGAGACTATGCCTACACCGTCACAGATTGATGAACAAGTTAAACTTGAGAGAGATCAAATATCTCAAGGACTCAAGAGACTACGTAAAAATACTCAGCAGTTAGAAGGCAAGAGTTATGCATCAGCTACTGTATATGGTATTGCTTCAATCGATTCCTTGTTACCTTTAGTTGTTGACCGTATCAAGGACACAACTAATAGAATTAAAGAAGGTAAAACAGGTAAATCATTTAAAGAAATACAACAATACTTAGCTGAACTTGAACCACTTGCTGCCGCTGCCATTGCATGTAAGATTACCTTCGATAAGGTATTTAGTTACAAGCAAGGAAGTAATCAAATTGTTAAAGTATGTGAAGCTATAGGTCAAGCGGTTGAGAATGAGTGTCAGATGAGACACTATGAGACTAATGCACCAGGTTTACTTAATGTCCTTAAAAAGAACTACTGGCATAAATCCATTGGTACGCATCAGAAGATTGTAGTTATTCAAACATTAATGAATCGATATGATGTAAAACCATGGGTAAAATGGGGTTCATCTAATAGAGTTAAGTTAGGTGCCTGGTTATTAGATTGTATAATGGAAACTAGTGGTTGGTTCTATAAAGATATCAGAAGAGAGGGTAGGAAAACTAACAATTATGTTATACCTACTCCTGAATTCATGGAGATCAAGGATAAGGTTATGCAAGAGAGTGAGTTATTCGCTCCACTTGCTTGGCCTATGTTAATAGAGCCCAATGATTGGTCACACGAAAAGCCTGGTGGTTACTTACTTAATGAGGTAATGCACGGCCACGAAATGGTACGAAGGGGCGATCAGTGCCCTATACAGGGAGAAACGCCAATCGCTTTCCTGAACAAAATTCAGAAGGTAGCTTACCAGCTAAACTATTTCACTGTAAACGTAGCCGAACAGCTCTGTGAGAAAGGGATCTCAGTAGGGAAATTTATTCCTATTGTTGAAGTGCCTCTCCCACCAAAACCACCCGATATAGCGGACAACAAGGACTCACGTAAGGCCTACTGTAGAGCCGCTGCAGAGGTGATGAATACAAATGCTAGTGCCTTTAGACGTTCTTGTAGAACAAGGATGACTATGGAGACAGTTAAGAAGTTTTGGGGTAAAGAGTTTTATTTACCTTGGTCTTTTGATTATAGAGGTAGAGCCTACCCTATACCAGCATTCCTTACACCTCAAGATACTGACTTTGGAAAGTCATTAATAAAATTCTCTAATCAATCAGTCATTAAAGGTAATGCATGCGATTGGTTATCCTTTCAATGTGCAACTACATATGGTCTTGATAAGGCTACTATGTCTGAAAGATTACAGTGGACAGAAGATAATTTGTTCACAATCACACGTGTTGCGTTAGATCCTATAGCTAATATAGGGGATTGGGAAACAGCCGAGGAACCTTGGCAGTTTTTAGCAGCATGTGATGAGTATTATCACTGTTGTATCAAGAATGATAGACACGTAACTGGACTACCTGTAGCAACAGACGCTACATGTAGTGGTCTCCAGATCCTAGCTGGTTTAGCTAGAGATAAGAGGACAGCACAACTCGTCAATGTGTTACCTTCTGAGAGACCACAAGACGCTTATAAGGTTGTGGCTGAGGTATCTAAATGGAATATACCTGACAGACTAAGAGAAATCTGGGATAGGAAATGCGTTAAACGCACTGTCATGACAATTCCATACAACGCCAAACCTTTTTCTAACCGTACCTATATTAGGAACGCCTTGTTAGAGAAGAATATAGAAATAGACAAGGATGAGTTAACTCAAACAGTTAAAGCTGTTAGAGATGCTATGGATAACGTAGTACCTGGTCCTATGTCTGTTATGAAATGGATAGAAGATGAGGTATCTAAAGCTATTAAACGTGGTATGGAAACAATCTCATGGGTAACACCATCTGGTTTTGTTGTCCATCAACGTATAATGAAGAAGAACGTTGAACGTCTACAACTTCAATTGTTAGGTGTATGCGAGATACGTGTTGCAACAGATGATACAAATGAGGTAGATCGGACTAGACATAAGGCAGCGACAGCTCCTAATCTAATTCACAGTCTCGACGCTAGTTTGTTACATTTGAGCGTACAACGATTTGATTCACCTATTGCTTTAATACATGACTCAGTGTTATGTAGAGCTACTGATATGTCTATACTGTCTACTATAGTAAGAGAAACCTATATGGAACTCTTTGCTAAACAAGATTACTTAACCGACTTTGCCAAACAAATTATGGCAGAGACTGAACCACCGATTATAGGAGACCTTGAACCGTCAACTGTAATTGATTCCACTTATTTTTTCTGTTAAATGTATTACCCATCATTATTTGATTCGTTCTTTGCACCTACTAGAGTTATTGTGGTCTCTGAAGAGAGGCTTAAGCAAGCTGAACTAGAAGCAAAGCAACAACAAATCGAAGCCGTTGAAGTACGTATCAATGAATTGACACAGTACCGAGATGAGTTAACAAAACAATTTAAAAACCTAACACCTGCTAAATCCGGTAAGGACTTAGATCAACTGGACGGAGCTCAGTGTGATGTCTAGAAATGTACATAAAACTGATACTATAACACTAGAAGGTTTTCAAGCTGTACTAGCTCCTAGTAAGTTTGGTTACTCATTAGCTGCTGTAGTTGGTCAAGATATCATTGATACACTAGAAACTGAAAGAGCTGATGTCCTTAAATGGGCTGAATCTAAGCTCAAGAACCCTAAAAGATCTACTCTCAAACCAGAACCATGGGAAGAGGTAGCTGAAGGGAAGTATAAGATCAAGTTCTCTTGGTCTGAGGACAGACGACCACCTGTAGTTGATACAGAAGGTACACCGATAACTGATGTAAAGACACCGCTTTATGGAGGATCTACAGTTAAACTTGCTTTTTATCAGAAACCTTATATCCTCAGAGATGGAGTTACCTATGGTAGTTCTCTTAAGCTCGTTGGTGTTCAGGTTGTCTCAGTAAAAAGTGAAGCTGGTGTAGATACTGGTGATTTAGACGCTACGGAAGTAGCTGAACTATTCGGTACTACATCAGGATTCAAGACTAGTGACCCTAACGTCACACCAACCACCAATGACGAAGAAGAAGATTTCTAAGGAAACCTCTCTTGAATGGGCACAGAAAGCCTATGATAAATTAAAAGAGAGTAAGAATATTAAATTTAGATCCAAGCTTGAAGAGAGGGTTGCTAACCTTCTTGAAGGGCTTGGTGTATCATATGAATACGAGAATACACAGGTTCCTTATATTATTCAACACCATTATGTCCCTGATTTTGTTTTACCAAATCATGTCTATCTCGAAGCAAAGGGATATTGGGCCCCGTCCGACAGGAGAAAAATCCTTGCCGTCGTACGAGATAACCCAGACTTAGATCTAAGAATGGTATTTCAGGCACCTTTTAATACAATTTCAAAAAAATCTAAGACGACTTATGCTAAGTGGTGTGAAAAACACAACATACCATGGACGTCTTATCATGATATACCATTAGATTGGTTGATATGACCAACGAATTCGTGAGGCATGAGCCTTGCGCCAATTGTGGTTCATCAGATGCACTAAGTGTGTATTCTGATGGCCATACCTGGTGCTTTGTGTGTCATAACCGAACACCAGGTGATGAAGATATTATTCACAGTCAACAAATGAGTAAAAATGTTAAGCTCACAGGATCAGCCGAACGGCTGCATAAACGAGGACTCTCAGAAAAAACAAATCAATTCTTTAGGATTTTCAGAGATGGAAACACTCTACGCTTCCCATATTTTACAAGCGATGGAATTCTTAAAGGAATCAAAGTAAAAACAAAACAAAAAGACTTTATCTATGAAGGACTTTCCACTGACACTTTATTTGGCCAGCATTTGTTTCCTAGTAGTGGTAAACGTATTGTTATTACTGAAGGTGAATTAGATGCTGCAAGCTGTTATGAAGCAATGCCTGGGTGGCCTATGGTATCGTTACCCCATGGTGCAGCGTCAGCTAAGAAAGACATACAAAAACAAATTCCACTATTTCAAGGATATGAAGAGATCATATTATTCCTTGATGGCGACGAAGCAGGCCGTAATGCAACGGAGGAAGCGGCAAGCATCTTACCACCTGGCAAGGTTAAGATCGCTCGCCTCCAGGGATACAAGGACGCATCAGACGCTTTACAAGATGGCAATGCTGAAGCGATTCGAAAGGCTATATGGGACGCTAAGCCGTTCCGACCTGATGGAATCGTTGATGCAAAAACTCTTAGGGATCTGGTAACTACACCACAGAAACCATTTGATCATGAATATCCATTCAAAGGACTTAATGAGAAGCTACACGGGATCAGGTATGGGGAACTTACAACATTTACTGCTGGCTCTGGCTCAGGAAAAACCAGCATCATGCGCCACATTGCAGCTGACTTGCTCAGCAAAGGGGAATCAGTTGGGATCTTGGAGCTTGAAGCAAACAATCGACAAACAGCACTTGGATTGATGTCCACAGCTGTTGGAAAGAATTTTCTAATAGGAGAATATGAGCAAGAAGAACTTGACTCC